GCCTGGCGATGCGACACCTTGGCATGCTCAACGACAAGATGAAGCTGCAGGGCGACCCAGAGGCACCGGTAGAGGTGAGGACGAGGGTGGTGCTGGTTCCGCCAAAGCAAAAGGCTGAGGTGAGCATTAAGCCGGTCGAGAAGCCGCAGGACTGACATGGGCGCAGTAGCTGAATTCGCACAGGAAGACGTGATTTGGGCGCCAACCGAGCGCCAGTCGGCATTCCTCTCCTGCGACGACTTCGAGGTGCTGTATGGCGGTGCGGCCGGCGGCGGCAAGTCCGATGCGCTCCTGATCGATGCCTTGTGCCTCCAGCATGGCGGACCGGACAACGGGCACCACCGCGCAGTGCTGTTCCGACGCTCGTTCCCCGAGCTGCGCGACCTGATCGACCGCTCGCTGGAGGTCTACCCCCAGATCATCGAGGGTGCCGACTACAACAAGACGGAAAAGGTCTGGACATTCCCTAGTGGCGCCAAGGTCGAGTTCGGATACCTGCAGAATGATGCCGACCGACTCAAGTACCGCGGGCGCGCCTGGAACTACATCGGGTTCGACGAGCTCACGCTGTGGGCCACCAACGTCTGCTTCCTCTACCTGTTCTCGCGCTGCCGATCGACCGACAAGAGCCTGCCGCGCTACATCCGCGCCACCACCAACCCCGATGGCCCTGGCCAGAAGTGGGTCATGCAGCGCTGGGGTATCCAGGCCGACGGCAAAGAGACCAATCTGCCGGTCGATATTGTCGATGAGGAGATGAGCACGGTCACGACGCTGCGCCGGCGCTTCATCCCGGCCCGCCTGTCGGACAACCCGCACCTGTCGAGCACCGGCTACCGCGAGGCGCTGCTGCAGCTCGAACCGGAGGAGCGCGAGGCGCTACTGAAAGGGCTGTGGAAGGGCAGCAAGGTCAAGGGCGCCTACTACCTCAACGAGATGCAGAAGATGCGCGCCCAAGGCCGCATCAGGCGCGTGCCATATCAGCCCGGCGTGCCGGTGCACACCTTCTGGGATCTCGGGTTCAACGACACCACCGCGATCTGGTTCGTCCAGTACGTGGCCGGCGAAACCCGGTTCATCCACGCCTACGAGAACTCGGGCGAGAGCCTGGATCACTACGCAGAATACCTGCTGTCGCGCGGCTACGTGTTTGGCACGCACCACCTGCCACACGATGCTGACAACAAGAGCCTGCAGACTGGCAAGTGCGCACGCGAGATACTGGAAGGATTGCTGCGCGGGCACCGCTTCGCAGTCGTGCCGCGCATCGAAGCCGTGCTGACCGGCATCCAGCAAACCCGCATGAAGATGGGCGGGAACGTCTACATCGACGAGGAGGGTTGCGCCGACGGTATCGCCGCGCTCGACAACTACCGGAAGAAGTACAACGAGAAACTGGACGTCTACACCGAAGTGCCGCTGCATGACCGTTACTCCAACTATGCCGACGCCTTCAGGCAGTGGGGCCAGGTCGACAACATCGCAGGCGCCGGGCCGTGGAAGAGAAGCAAATCTAACTGGAGAACCGCATGACCGAACGACAACCCGCCATCGACCTATCCCGCCAGCAGTTCAGTCGCACCAGCGGCGACCTCGCCGTCATCGGCACCTGGCTGTGGAATGAGGATCAGGAAACCCATGAGCCGGCCCTGGTGATCATCAATGCCCTGAACCCGCGAGCATTCAAGCCATGCGTTGTAGCATTATCCGCTGCCTACAAGTATGATGACGCCCGTTACTGTGCGCAGGTCGCCGGCGCTTTGGCTGGCCTGACCGGCAGCGACAGCATGCAGACCGCGCACAAGATCGCGCTGCTGATCGAAGACAGCCTGAACGACCTGCTGAACATGCCGCCCAACCCGGTGGACGCCGTTGTCGTGGCCGATGCGACCGTGGCTGCCGATGGGCGCAAGCGCTCGCTGGAGATCGTCGATTACGTGCCGCAGCAGCAAGTTTAACCATCACCGACCGGGGAAGCCATGTCCTTTGACCTGCAAGACGAAAGCCTGACCAAGACGAGGAAGGATTCCCCGCTCGACCGCCTGCCAGCAAGCGAGCGTGCCGCGGTAGAAAAGCCCGCGCACCCGATGGATGAGCCGGCCATCCGTGATCGCCACGCCATGCTGGTGGCGAAGTACCGCTATGAGCTCGAAGTCCAGTCGGCCAACCGCGCCGAGATGGCCAAGGACGAGGACTACTACGACCACCTGCAATGGACGGAAGAAGATGCGCAGGTGCTCAAGGACCGCGGCCAGGCGCCGATCGTCTACAACGTCATCGCACAGACCGTGAACTGGGTGATCGGCTCGGAGAAGCGCGGGCGCACCGATTTCAAGATCCTGCCGCGCGGTGCCGAAGATGCAAAGCCGGCCGAGGCCAAGACCAAATACCTGAAGTACATCAGCGACGTCTGGCGCACCCCATTCAACCGCTCGCGCGCCTTCGAGGATGCCGTGAAGGTCGGCCTGGGCTGGATCGAGACCAGCGTACCGGACGATGAAGAGGACGAGCCGACCGGCGATCGGTACGAGAGCTGGCGCAATATGCTGTGGGACAGCGCCGCCACCGAGATGGACACGTCCGACATGCGCTACCAGTTCCGCTCCAAGTGGGTCGACCTGGACATTGCGATTGCCATGTTCCCGCACTGCAAATCCCTGCTGGAGAACTCGGCCAACGAGATCGCCACCTTCGGATCGGCATCGATGGAAGATGGCGACGAGGCCATGGACGGCGCGGAAGCGAGCCGAGAAATCTTCGGTGGCACCAATCCGATCTACATCCACAAGCGCCGGCGCGTGCGGTTGATCGAGGCGTGGTATCGGGAGCCGGAAGAAGTCGAGAAGATCAAGGGCGGCTCCTTCAAGGGCGACATTTTCGATAAGCGCGACCCGCGCCACGTCGAGGCTGTCCAGTCTGGCAACGGTCAACTGCACAAGAAGGTCGTCATGCGCGCACGCGTCATGTTCATGACCACCACGCATCCGCTGTACGACGGCCCCAGCCCGTTCAAGCACAATCGCCTGAAGTTCATCCCGGTGTGGGGCTACCGCCGCGGGCGAGATGGGCTGCCCTACGGGATCATCCGCGGCCTGCGCGACATCCAGGACGACATCAACAAGCGCGCATCGAAGGCACTGCACATCCTGTCGTCCAACAAGATCGCCATGGAGACCGGCGCACTGGCTGACGGCTGGACGCCGGACGACTTGGCCGAAGAGGCGGCAAAGCCGGATGCCCTGATGGTGTTCGCCAACGGCGCGCTGTCCGGCAACAAGGTGCGGATGGACGTCGACCGCGAACTGGCACCGGCACACCTGGACCTCATGAGCCGCAACATCATGATGATCCAGCAGGTTGGCGGCGTCACCGACGAGCAGATGGGCAAGAGCACCAATGCCACGTCGGGCAAGGCCATTCTGGCGCGCCAGGAGCAGGGATCGCTGGCCACCAATAAACTGTTCGACAACCTGCGCTTCGCCGTCCAGCTCCATGGCGAGATCACGCTGTGCAACATCGAGCAGTTCGTCACCGACCAGAAGCAGTTCCGCATCACCAACCAGCGCGGCACGCCGGAATTCATCACCATGAACGACGGGCTGCCCGAGAACGACATCAGCCGTTCCAAGGCCGATTTCGTGGTGTCCGAGTCCGACTGGCGCGCGACCATGCGCCAGGCTGCCGTCGACCAGCTCACGGAGATGGTGTCCAAGATGCCGCCGCAAGTGGGCATGCTGATGCTGGACCTGATCGTCGAGCAGATGGACCTGCCGAACGGCGAGGAGATTTCCAAGCGCGTGCGCCAGATGAACGGCATGCGCGACCCGGAAGCGACCGAACTGACCGCAGAAGAGCAGCAGGCCATGCAGGCGCAGGCCGCCCAGCAGCAGATGCAGGCGCGCGCCGCCGAGGCCGAGATCGCCGAAAAGGAAGCCAAGGCCGACAACCTGCGCGCCGCCACCGACAAGATCAAGGCCGATACCGTCAACGCCAACATGGCCGGCGCCAAGGCCGCGATGGAAGCAGCGACGCTGGTCATCACCCAGCCGACGATCGCCAAGGTGGGCGACAATCTGCTGATGCAGGGCGGCTGGACGGGTGGGAAGCCAGTCCCGGCCGGTCTGGCCGCACAAGGATTGCCGCCGCAAGCGGCTCAACAGCCACCGGCCCCGGCACCCGAGCCGATGCCGCCGATGGAACAACAACCACAACCTGGAGCATGACATGAGCGAAGTGCACAATACCGCAGACGAAGTGCTGGCTGGCCTGACCCCCGAGGAGCGCGCTGCGCTGGCCGAGCCGGACGATGAAAACCCGAACGCCACGCAGGGCGAACTCGAAGACGCAGCCAAGGCAGCCGCAGCCTCCACCAGCAAGGACGACGATGAAGACGATGACCAGCAACCGGCAGCGCCTGAAGGCGGCCAGGATAGCGGCGCTGATCCTGCCGCTGACGTGGATGCAGCCGCCGCTGCCGCAGCAGACCCGGCTGCGCCTGCCGATGCACAGCAGCCAGTTGCCGCCGATGAACCGCGCCCAGCGCCGAGCGCTCCCGTCCTAGTTGTCGAGGCGCCGGCCGATGCGGAAGCGAAACTGGCCGCGATCGGCACCCAAAAGGCCGACCTGCGCAAGCACTACGACGACGGCGACCTGACCTTCGACGAGTACGAGGCGCAGAAGGACGAACTGGTCAAGCAGGAACGCACCATCGAGCGCCAGGTCGAGCGCGCGCAACTGGCCACCGAGATGGAATTGCAGCGCCGCCAGAACGAATGGGTGGCCTATGCCAACAACTTCGCCGAGAAGAACGGCTACACCGCCAACCCGCGCCTGTACCGCGCGCTGGACATGGAAGTGCGCGACGTGGCCAAGGCCGAGCCGAACCTGACCGATGCGCAGGTGCTGTCCAAGGCCCATGCCAACCTGGTCGAAGCCGGCATCGCCAAGACGCCAGCCAAGAAAGATCCGGCGCCGGCGCCCGCCGCCAAGAAGGGCGCGCCGAAACCGGACCTGCCGCCGGACATCTCGCGCCTGCCGGCCGCTGCGGCGAACAACCCCGGCGAAGGTCGCTTTGCCAGCCTGGACCGCCTGATGGACACCAATCCCGGTGCCTACGAGGCGGCGCTGGCCAAGCTGTCCGACGCCGATCGCGAAGCGTACCTGGCTGAATAACCCACTACCTGAGAGGCCGACTTGTTCAAAATCGACATCAAACCCGGTGAATCTATCTCGATCGGCGACGTCATTGTCACGTTGGAGGCGAAATCGGGTCAGATTGCGCGCCTTGCCGTCAGGGCGGACAAGTCGGTTCCTATCAGCCGAGTGCAAGATAGGAGTAAGGTTGTGCAATTTGCAGCCGCACACGGGATCACAGGCAAGGATTAGTTGTATAATTCCTTTGGGGATAGGGCATGCAACCCGAAAGTCCGTTGTCCCACGGATTTCCCCACTACTACTTGGGGCGATAACTTGGGACAGTTATATGGAATTGCATCTCATCTCTCGCAGAGAGGCGCTTGCTCACGGCCTCAAAAAATACTTCACCGGCAAACCTTGTAAGCATGGGCATCTATGCGAACGGTACACACTAAACAAGGTGTGCGTCACATGTCAGCACATTGAGCGGACCTCCCTGCGAGCCTCTGCTGACAACAGGCAATATCGGCAAGAAAATCCACAGATCGTTGATCGAAAAGATGCTCGCCACAAAGCAAGGGGTGCTGCCCAATTCCGCACGGGGAATGGTGCTGTAATTCCGAAGTGGGCCAATCAAGAGGCCATGGAGACACTCTACGCAGAGGTTATCCGGCGCAATCGCGCCGAGGGGGCGGCTGTATGGTCGGTGGATCACATCGTCCCGCTCAAGTCTCCAATTGTGTCCGGCTTACATTGCGAGGCAAATCTGCAAATACTTCGACGCAGGGAAAACATTCAAAAATATAATCGGTGGTGGCCTGACATGCCCTAAACGGTTGCATTTTCTAACCATCCGTCGGATAATCGTACCAGTTTTTCCGCGCAGGACGTGCCGAAAAGCGTTGAACCATCAACTCTTTTGAAAGGCACTCCACCATGAGCGGCACCGTATTCGGTACTTCCGACGTCAAGACCCAAAAGAAGTGGTCGACCAACCTGGCGATCGACCACGCGCGCAAATCCTACTTCGAGGGCCGTTTCATCGGCGACTCGGACAACCACATCATCCAGAAGAAGAACGACCTGGAGTCCGACGCCGGCGATCGCGTGTCGTTCGACCTGTGCGTCCAGCTCCGTGGCAAGCCGACCTACGGCGACGCCAAGCTGAAGGGCAAGACCGAAGGCATCAAGTTCTTCACCGACGAAGTGGTCATCGACCAGGTGCGTCACGGTATCGATCTGGGCGGCAAGATGAGCCGCAAGCGCATCGTCCACGACGTGCGCAAGATCGGTAAGGGCCGCCTGTCCGACTACTTCGCCAAGCTGGTCGACGAATTCTTCTTCATCTACCTGTCGGGCGCGCGCGGCATCAACGAGGACTTCATCGAAGACACCTCCTTCGCTGGCTTCGCCGGTAACGCCCTGCAGGCACCGGACGCCGATCACATTTTGTACGCCGGCCCGGCGACCAGCAAGGCGACCCTGACCGCCGCCGACAAGATGACCCGTTTGGTTGTCGAGCGTGCCCAGAATAAGGGCAAAATGATGCAAGCCCGTAACCCGGAAACCGCCAACATGGTCCCGGTTAGCAACGGCGCCGAAGATCAGTATGTGCTGCTGATGTCGGAAGACCAGGCATTCGATCTGCGCACCGCCGACACCGCTGGCTGGGTGGACTTCCAGAAGGCAGCCGCTGCCAGCGAAGGTCGCAACAACCCGATCTTCAAGGGTCAGCTTGGCCTGCTGGGCAACACCGTGCTGCATGCGCACCGCTCGGTCATCCGCTTCAGCGACTACGGCGCCAGCTCGAACGTGAACGCCGCGCGCGCCCTGTTCCTGGGCCGCCAGGCTGGCGTGGTCGCCTACGGCAACTCGGGCGGTGGCATGCGCTACACCTGGGAAGAGGAAGTCGACGACTTCGGCAACAACCCGCAGATCGCGTCGGGCTTCATCGCCGGCATCAAGAAGGCCCGTTTCAACAACAAGGACTTCGGTGTGATCTCGATCGACACCGCTGCGAAAGATCCGAACGCAGCCTGATCGTGACGGCCCGGAGTGACATCTGGGCCAGTCCATCTGGGCACGACTTCACACACACAATCTCAGGAGCTTTACATGGCAACTTACGCTTCCAAGTTCATCACCGGCCAGTACGTGACCGCCACCTCGCCTGCAGCCGGTCAGCCTGTGGTCAACGACTACTTCATCGACGTCACCGCTGGCCAGTTGCTGCTGAATGACCAGTTCGATATCGGCATCCTGCCGGCGAACCACACCATCACCGACGCCATTCTGATCGTCGATGATCTGGACTCGAACGGTACCCCGCTGATTACCCTCGACGCCGGTCTGCTGACCGGCACGCCAGGCGATACCGTCAGCGCGCGTGCGTGCGGGAACCAACTGTTTTTCGCCGACCAGGGCGCTCGCACCGGCACTTCGGGTGTGCGCCCAGCCAAACTGCAAGCGTTCACCATTTTGCCGTCCGAAGTTGACCGCTCGATCGGCGTCAAGGTGACGGCGGCGCCGGCAACTGCACAGGCTGGCCGTATTCGCCTGCGCCTCACGATGCACGCCGCCGACCACCGCCTGCAGTTCTAAGCAAGGCCGGACAAGACAGGGGCTTAGCTGCCCCTGTTTTCGCATCACCACCATAAAATCAGGGAGAGCAGCATGGACATCGAATGCAAACTGAAGCGCGAGGGCGGCACCCATGTCGAACTCGGCAAGATCGACTACCACTTCGCCCCGCTGGCTGACGGCGCGCACGTCGCCGATGTACAGGACGACGAGCACGTCGCCCGTTTCCTGTCGATCCCCGAGGGATACCGCATTTACAAGGGTGGCGAGAAGCCAGTTGCCGCGCCAGTCGAGACCAAGGCCTACGTCAAGAACTACCCCGATGGCTCCGTTGCCGTCGGCGATGTACAACTGCCTGACCTGTCGCCGGCGCAGCAGGACATCCTGCTCGGCAGCGACAGCCACCCGGCCAACTTCACCATCCACGGCAAGACCTACCAGCTCGGCGAGATCGTCGCGCGCGCCCACAAGGCATCCGGCCTGGACGTGCAGGAGTGGAATGAGCTCGAAGGCCCGACCCGTGAAGACCTGATCGACGAAGTGCTGGACGGCCTGCAGGCTGACGTCAACGGCGACGGCAAGGTCGACGGAAAGGATGAGCGCGCCGCTCTGGTCGAGCAGCATGTCGCCAAATTTGGCGTCAAGCCGCACCACAACGTCAGCGTCGAGAACCTGCGCAAGAAGTTGGCCGAATAAATCGCCTGAAGGAGCAGCATGGATCGCCACGATCACACCATCGTCAGCAGGAAGAGTCGCCCGGTAGCCGGCGCCGTGGTGCGGGTCAACCTGGCCGGCACGACCACCCTGGCGTCGCTCTACTACGCCGACGGTGCGACCCCGCTGGACAATCCATTTACCTCTGATGCGAGCGGCTACTACGAGTTCCGCGCGCCCAACGGCCAGTATGAGGTCGTCCTTTCGGTCGATGGTGTGCAGAAGAAGCAGTATCGTGTGGTGCTGTTCGACCCGGCTGACGAGATCGCGCCGATCAATCCTGGCTACCCCAGGGAAACGTCCGATCACTTCCTGTCCGGGCGCCAGCGTGACCTGTCGCAGTTCCCCTTCGCCATGTTGTACGGCAACGGTCAACTGACCACGGGCGCCGATATTCGATCTGGCGCTGCGGATGTGAGCAGCATCCTGTCTCGCGTGAATGACAAGGCCGGCATGGGCGCATCTGGCGTGATCACCAGCGCCATCCCCGATGCGGATATGTGCTCCTGGAAATTCACGATCCTGCCTTCGCACCTGGTCACGATCAACCGCCCGCGCGCGCTCGCCTACGGCCAGCCGCTCAAGTTCCAGACGCATTACCGCATGTACCTGGCGTTTCGCTTTAACCATCCCAACAGCAACGGCTGGGCCGACAAGCTCACTGCCGGGATCAAGCATTTC